ATTTAATAGAATGGTCTCTAAGAACAGAACTCGTAAGAATAAAAACCATCCGAAATCACCAATTGAACACCATCACTTACTTGTACGATTTGAAACGACGACCTGTCCTTCTAAAGCCGACATGGAGGGTGTTAAGAAGAAGTTAGACCACTTAATCTACGACCTCTCCATGAATTTTCTCGGTGAGCCGCGTGCGTTTTATGTCTCGGAGCCGAAATGGAACGAAGGGCTCACGGCCGTGGCTCCGATTCAGACTTCGCACATCGCCTTTCACTTCTGGAAGACTCCGCCGCCCTGGATTCTACATCATCCGAAGTCAAAGTGTCTTCTACAAATGGATATCTATACATGCGGCTCCTTCACTCCTCATAAAATTGCCCGAGTCCTTGAAGAGTTTAGTACCTATAACCCCACCCATGTTGACTTGACACTACTCAATCGGCAAATGACACTCTATATTGACCGACAGCGCAAATGGGATGCGCGAAGCCCTAAGTCGTGGAGCGACTGGCTCGCCGAAATAGAAGAGGGTATCTAAGTAGGATGAGGGATACGCTCTGGGTAGGCTTTTTACTGCTATTGGTATTCGCCTCCAATTACTTTGTTCAAGTACTTGGAGATGAATTTTACAAGGCCGATCAGAAAGGGAAAATTTTTGACCTTCTACATATTACAGTTCCCGACTTACACGATTACAAAGCCTATAATGATGTTATTATTACGCTGACTGCGCTCTCTTTCTTTTTTATTCCGAATCCTGTTCCAATCGTAAAAGAGTTTGGTGCAAAATTTCTTCTAATTATGGTTATACGCGCGCTAACAACAATTGTAACAATTCTTCCAAAACACGATAAATGTGATACGGCAATGGGGTGGCTCAACTATTTCAAGGGCAACTGTTATGATAAAGTCTTTAGTGGACACACCGCCTTTGTCTTGCTGGCCACACTCATTTTCTGGAGACAAGGCATTATAAGCCCTGCCTTCTTTTACTTTATTAATGCGCTCAATATGGCCATGATTATCTTAACGAGGTCGCATTATACTGTAGATGTTGTGCTCGCAGTTGTAATTACGTATCTAGTATATGATGGTGATTATCATGTGTTTACTGATTTTTTTAAGGCTGGTAAATAGGATGGAGGGGCGTAAAATTCCCAGGGTTACGCACCAAATTTGGCTACAGGGTTGGAATTCGCTGCCGCCAAAATTTACTGAGAATGTCCGTAGTTTGAGGACCTTGAATCCAGGATACACGCATATGATCTGGGATGAAAAGAGTCTCCGTGAAGAATGTAGAAAACTTTTCCCAGCCGTTGTGGCGAAGTTTGACTCGTTGCCTTATCTTGTGCAGAAAGTGGATTTTGGTCGTCTTATTGTACTCTATGCCTATGGAGGTATAACTGTAGATACAGATATGAAATCTCTAAGGCCGATTGATACAACTCCGAAGATTGAAACTGCTGACATGATTATAAGTCTCTCCGCATTCCCAGGCAATCTCGTAGGGCAGACAAATAATGCAATTGTGCTTGTAAAACCACATCATCCATTGGTTTTAGAATTAATTACCCGAATGACAAATTCCACTGTAAAGGAAGCGGATTTTCTAACCAAGGAACTCTATCTGAATGGAACCACGGGTCCTGCTATACAAAATACCTTCTTCCATGAGCACAAGGGGGATATTGTCTTTTTAGATAATAAATTCTATGAGCCGTGTTTTTCAGTAGACCCTGTCTGTAGACCATCTACAAAGTCTATTATGGACCATAAACATGAAATGTCATGGATGTCTGATTGGATGAAGATACTCTGTAAGATTTTAATTGGACTTTTGTATGCGGGACTTTTTGCGGTGCCTGTTATTTTATTTTATTGGGCATACGCACGGTTTGCCGGTAAAAAACGAATCCTCCCTAGTAGGTAGATGTCGTTTACATTTCAGTGGGTTCCCACTCCAGGTCAAAACAATAATTTTGTAGCAAATAACAATGGAACAGGGCATTCTATTATTGATCCGACCCAACAGAATCCATTTGATTCTCCACTCTATATCTGTATTCCGCCTACTACCTTTCAAGGAGGTAATTCAGGTTCTGATACAATCTATAATTTTGCGAAACTTATAGCATATGGTACTCCAACAGTGACAACTGTTCAAAATCCAGGACTTAACTATAACGGCAAACGATTTGGTGGAGGAACATTTACCTTGGGAGGAAATCCATGTGGAAACTATGAATATAATGTTCTCACTACAACTACATTAAATCAAACAAGTGTGGCAACTTTATTTAGTTCGAATCTTGATCTTAGTACATGGATAGTAGTTAGGGGAAATTTAACTATTGCTTCAAGTACGGTTCTTATCCCAAATGTAAATCCATCGTATACCCCACCAAGTACTGCAACTTATACAAATCCACCTGACCCTAATGCAAAACGAAAACTTTTTATGGTAGTCTATGTAACAGGTAATTTGATATTTACAGATAGTTCCTCTAGTATTTCAATGAGCGCATGTGGAGGAAATACAGATACTACAGGTGCTAATATTGGATCATTTAATATAACAATCGCAAATAATATATATAACAATTCTACTCCAAATATAACACCAGTTATTCAATCAGTTGGCGGAGCAGGTGGTAATTCAGTGTCAAGTGCAGGTGGAAATGGAAATAATGGAAATAATGGTAGTAGTTCATCCGATGGTAGTTCATTGACTACAGGTGGAGGAGGTAGTGGTAGTGCAACTCAAGCAGCAAGTGGTGCAGGGGGAACTGGATCTGCTTTTTCGGGTGGTGCAGGAGGTGGATCATCACTAAAAAGTAATCCTGGAACTGCTGGTTCTTCACTTGGCGGACCAGGAGGAAATGGACCAGGAGGTAGTGCCGCTGGTGGAACCGGCAATCCTGGTGGAACTGCAGGTACAAATGGCCTTACAGGTACAGGTGGCCTACTTATTATTATATGTGAAGGAAATATTACTCCAAATGGGGCTACTGTACAAGCAAATGGAGTAAATTCGGCTGCTACCGGTTCATATGGAGGTGGAGCTTCAGGTGGAGGCATTAGTGTAGTAATACAAAGCTCAAGTATAGGTAACTTCCCAGGTACAAAATCTTTTGGAGGAGGTAATACAGGTAGCGCGGGTGGCGCAGGTGGAAATGGTTCTGGTTTCAACTATGGTCTTTATAGTTAAGTTACTCTATACATTATATCTAATCTATTAAATAGAGATGGCATATTTTCAAATGAAATGGACCGAATCAGCTGGTGATGACAATCCATTTAATAATGGTAATAATAAGTTAACACATACTTTCGAATCTTTGGATGATCCGGCAGTAACCCCATCCCTTATTATACAAATTTATCCTCCGCCACTTTTACCTATTACTTCTCTATCTCTCACAAATCAAAATGGAACTTTATACTCATATCCTTGGACAAGTTCCGCATTAAATCAGTATTCTTGGACAAGTGTGCCCAATGTTCAAATGTTTTATTATAAACTTTATTTAACACAGGCACCAGATACATTTCCTGGCAGCGTAAATCCAACATATGAACTCTTAACATCAGGATCAACACTCTCAGGCACTTTTAACTATACAGTGTCTAATAACTATATGAATTTATATCTAAACTGCGTAGTGTATTATGATATTACAGGTGGTGCAAAAAGCTCACCCATCAATTTACAAGCAATCTGGTATAGTTCTCCAACTTCACCAAGTTTTACAAGTATAGATATTGTATATTCATCCTATCAGAATCCAACAGATCCAAATCAAGTAATATCTGTACAAACACTTATCGTAAACTATACACAATCGGATGGTGCATACGGTTTTGCATTACAGGTCTATAAAGAAAATACAGATGGCTCATATGGAATCTACTATGATGGAACTCCTGTGAATACTAGTCCACCTACATTAACACAATCTACGAATGTTGACTTTGGTACTGGTGAAGCAAATTATTATGCGGTCATCATTGCGAATGGTAATCACCAACTCTATTTAGCAGGACCTACAGGTATTTCATATACAACAAATTCTCCAAACTCAAGTGTAGTCACATGCTATCAGCCCCAATTTCCAAATGGTGTTCTAGGTACGCCAAGTTTAACCATCTACGCACAGAATGTATCTACAATAAGTCCTCCCTACGCAAATTTTACTTGGAATGCCTCAACTGGAAATAATCCTGGTTCAGGTGCAACATACTACGACTGGATTTTTTACGATGCAGCTACAGATTCACCCTACTATCCAAGTGGTCAGAGTGCATATTCAGGAAGAACAATTTCAAATGTAACGAGTGGAACAATCTCAGATTCATTTACCTTTCCTAATCCAAATGTAAGTATTTCTGGAATCACATTATATATTGTGATTACTTCTGGAAATGCGCAGGGTGCACAGACCGCATCAAATCCTTCAAATAACGAACCTTATGATTTTCAAGCATATGATCCCACGCCGACAGATCTTTCTATTACACTATCCTATAGTACAGGTCAAGTCAATGTGGAACTTCAATTTACTGGAAAAGACGGTGCCTTTGTATACAATTATAATTACATTATCTATTGGGTTCAAAGCGGGACAACAACTCAAGTCGTATCAAATTATTTAGCAGGTGGTACGAGTGAAACAAATAACGGTCACACTGCCATTGTAAATGTAGATTATGTTAATAATGGATACTCCATGGCAAATGGAGATACACTCTATTTTACAATGCAACTTTCAGATAACAATGGTGGCATTTCCTCAGAAACGGTAACTTCAAGCAGTGTAACCATAACTGGGTTGTAGAGAGTTCTAAAGCCTTCTGACAACCCTGTAGAGAGAATGGCTGGTGCTTCAAGGCCTCGCGGTGATATAACAACCCTAATCGATTTGGCTACCCGTGATAGTCAAGACGATTATTTCACACCGCTTAATTCTGAGACAACCTGGTTTGCCCGCGACCAGGAACGGCGCAATCGTCCTTTTGTACCCGCTGTTCAAACATTCGCCTTTCGTGGTCCTGCTGCCTTCGGTCAACGCTTCTCTTTTGATGTTGGCTCCGTGGCCTGTGGCGACCTCCTCTTTGGAGTTTTTCTTCAAGTTCGGCTTGGCCACTGGTTTGACCCGACAACTGTCCTCCGTATCCTGTCAGGTCGCTATCAGTATGTGGATCCAAGTGGTGCCTGGTTTTACGCAAACTCGATTGGCACGGTCTTAGTCCAGAAAGCCGAACTTGAAATTGAAGACCAAATTATTGAGACAATTGATGGTGATTTTACTTTTACAGCAGGACGTGTAATGACCAACTTGAATGCGCAGATTGGAATCAATGTAGATGGTACTGGATATTCTACACTCGATAGACTAAAATCGTGGAATCCCAACCGTGTATTTCCCACAGAAGGAGGGAAACTGATGATACCACTCTCCTTCTTTTTCAGCCGCGCAGGTCTGAAAGAGGCATTTCCACTTATTGCGTGCCGTGAAGGAACTGTTCGAATTCATATTACCCTACGGCCTTTCATTGATTGTGTGCGAGTCGCAAATGGTCTCCGCTCCTCTTGTACGGCAACGCCACTTGGAGAGACATTCAGTTTTATTGATAATGGCTTACCCTTCCGACCCACCATTCAAATCACTGCCGCAGCAGATTCTCCCGCCTTTGAAGATTTTAAGTTAGTGACCTATGGAGCCTATGTAAATGGTCTTGTGCGTGAGCGTATGCTCTATACACCCTTTGAAATGCTCTATCGTGGACTTCAGACATTTACTTTTTCGGAGCCTTTAAAGTATCTAGTGAATAAATCAGCGGGAGATACGATTACTGTCCAACTACCTCTCGAGGCAAATCATCCTATGGAGGAGATTATCTGGTTTGTACGGCGCAAGGCAGCCATCATTGAAAACAATGAGTGGACGAACTATAGTTCTGTGATTAGCGCTGAATATGACCCAACCTTCAATCCACCCAAGGCATTTGTAGTTTCTGCGATTCTACAAGTCAATGGTATTGAATTAATTCGCGCTGAAGAGGAGTATTTTCGTCAACTCTTGAGTCGTCATCATGCTGGAGGTATTACCTCCTATGCTTCTTATATCTATGGTTATCCGATTGCAAGAAAACCGTCAGACCACCAACCGAGTGGAACTCTGAATGCATCGCGTGCGCAGAGTGTCCGCTTGACACTCACAGTGAGCCCGCCTGGTGGACTCTATAATCAAGAATGGGAGGTGGTTGTCTATGTGCTTGGCCTGCGCTGGCTCCGTTTTGAGAATGGAATTGGCAATCAGATGTTTGATAGTTAAAAATTTGAACTTGTAGGTCGGCAATATACTGCGTATCACACAATGGCTACTACAGTTCCTCCTCGTCGTTTTAACAAGTATCCAAATCGGGTTGAGAAGGAGCCCAAATGTGCACATACCTTTGCAAAGACTCTCTTTGAAAATGAAGGTGCAAAGTTTGAGAATAATTCTCTGACAAATACGGGTTGGGCCCATATTCATGTAGCCTTTATTGTAAAGCGTGGCAAGATTCTGGCAGAGGCCTGTAATCAGTTCGGCGCACGCCATATGGGCTGTGGCTATTCGGATTGGAGTATTCATGCTGAGCGTGCTGTCGTTAAGAAAATTGGTAACACCGATTTGCTTCGCGGAGCAGATATGTATGTCTTTCGTATGGGTCGTACGCCACAGAGTCGCTTCTCACAGCCGTGCCAGTCATGCGAGGTCTTCTTGAAGAAGTGTATGAAGGAGTATGGCCTGCGGTTTGTCTTCTATTCTATCTAACGGGCTCATAGATAGATGGTCGCGGCACTCCTCAAAATCCTTCAATCTGGAATACAGGATGTGCGACTCCTGGCGCCAAAAGGACAACCAAAAGTTGATTTTTTTAAGAAGGTTTTTATTAAGGCGGGGCGATTTACAACGCAGTGGTCACGCATTGATTTTGACCAAATTCCGGATTTTGGAAAGGCTGCGACAGTCACATTGCCGCGACAGGGACACCTGATAAGTCGTCTCTATCTAGTGGTTAATCTGCCCGATATTGTTGGTCCGCAAATTGCTGCGAAGGCCGCGGCAGATGTATCAGGCGTGACATTACTTGGCCCAACGTACGGTTGGACGAATTCGCTTGGTCATGTACTTGTAAGCACTGCGCAGATTGATATTGGGGGAAGTCGCACAGAAGTCCTTGATTCGCAGCTTCTCGAAGTGCTTGATGAGTTTCGTACTCCCCTTGAAAAAACGACTTCGGTGAATCGACTCATTCAGCGGTATGATAATGGCTTTACGAAGAAGACTATTGGATGGGAACCGCAAAAGCGTCCAGCACAAGTAGCTGTGCCTCTGCCTTTCTGGTTCAGTCGAGGTGATGCTGGTGCTTTTCTGCCGATTGACGCAATCAGTACAGATGCTGTGCGCCTCACGATTAATTTTGCGGCCATTGGCGATACCTACGTAAGTGATGTAATTACAGACCCTGCTATTGGACTTCAAACGGGTAAAGTCTATCCACCCATTCTAGGTTCACCCTTCTATGCGGCGGATCCAGCAGGCACACTCACATATCTTGGACAGAGGGCAAGAATTTTTAAGGGTTATTCAATGCCTCTAATACAATCACTTGGAGATACATATTTAATGGCAGAATACATCTATCTCGACAAGGCCGAAGCGAACCGCTTCCGTCTTGCTGATATTTTATTGCCGGTTCCGCAACATTATCGAATTGAACCGTATGATACGCGGAATTTTCCTAAAGTCTCTGTGCCTTTGCGAATTCCCAATCCTACGCGTGATATTTTCTTTTATGCGGGACGATATGAAGCACCCAGTTATAATGCACCTTTCTTAGCCACCCGCGACCTAAGTGGAGTCGATTGTAGAGTAGCCCCTTGGTGGCCTGATGCGAGTGGTTTGAATGCGGCCTATTTTACAGCAGATTATTTACCTGGATATAGTACACGAGATTCTGACCCAATCAGTGATATTGCTTTGATTTACGAGGGGCGGCTTGTACGCTACGGTACAGAGGTCTCCTCGATGTTTCGTAGTATTCTGCCCAGCCTCAATCAGAGAAAATCACCATGGGTCAATCGATATTACTACAATTTGCCATTTGGTGTAATGAATGGATTTATGGCACCGAGTCAACCTTCTGGTGAAGCAAATCTCGATAAGATTCGGCGAATTGACTTAGAACTCACAATGGCTGCGGGTCGCGGTTGTGTTACTGGGACAGGTGTAGAGAGATTCTGGATTTATATCTGGGCAGAGACATACAATATCTTTCGAATCTATGGTGGTCGTGCGGCGCTTATGTTCGCCTACTAAACGCAGTTTAGGAGCCTGCGACCGCGAGGGAGATCGCCTACTAAACTAGAAAAAATTTGAAGTTTATTTTTACAACTAAATCAGTATACAAAAATGGCACAGCAACCCGACTACGCCTACCTGAATGAGCGGATTGACTTCATCAAGAATACAATCGAAAATGCGCAGAATCTATATAATCGTATCAAGCATGGAGAAAATGAAGTAGCATTTGAAGACTATTCAGAGTTACGCAAGTTATATTATGAAGTCGCAGGCGCAATTACGAATTACTTTGACTATCTTCATACGTATGCCATCCCACAAAAAAACTCCTATCTATTTCAATGGCTTTACGGAAAGTACTATCAAATTGAGGTACTTGATGATATTGATTTCTTGCTTGAAGAGTTAGATGAACAGGTAGCTGCGGAAGAAATTGGCGCGAATTAAAACTCATTCTTAGAAGAATGACAACTGACTTTGGATATCTCTACTGTATGACAAATCCTCTTTTTGATGGTCTTGTTAAGGTTGGTTATACAAATATAAGTCCAAGTGAAAAGGCTGAAGAACTCTCTAGTGGCCCCATTCCGATTCCGTTCGAAGTCGCCTTTGCAAAGAAAGTGCCTTCGGCAAATGATAAGGAGAAGATGCTACACAAGTTACTTGAGAAGTATACGGACCGTGTTCACCCTGTAAAGGATTTCTTTAGAGTACCGAAAGAGGCTATTCTTGAATTTTTTGATTTGATTGATGGCGAAATGTGGACGATAGAGACACCTGTATCGGCTGATCCTTGGAAGGTTCTGACCGACCGCGTATTTGACATTCTGAAGAGAGAATACCCGAAGTGGTCACTTGTGAATCTTGGACAGGCAAAGATGCGTGTAGCAACAACCATCAAGAATAAATACGGTATTGCTACGATTCCTACCATTGAGCAAGTGAGGGATGCGATGTCAGGGGATGCCGTGACTCCAGTCTGATTCTCTCTTTTGATATACATAGATGATGATATAAATGAAAAAACCTCCAAATGACAAGAAAAAAAGAACAAGACTTGTAATCCCGCAAACATTAAGAGCTCTGTAGTACAGTCTCTTATGCTTTATGAAATGTTGTAAGATAATTTCATTACTTTCAGAACAATCACAGTAGTTTCTGCGAGATTGAATCTGACTAAATGGAACCGTTTCACCATCTGGAATTTCAACTGATTCTGAAGTGTCGTGTCGAGTCATTTCTGTTTTTATTTTGAAGAACTGGATTTAGGCTCCTCAAGTACACGAAAATCATTCAGTGGAGGTGCCCTTCGAAAACGCTGACCTGTAATCACAGTACTCATCTCAAATGTTCGCCCTTCATGCCTTCCTGTCTTTTGTTCCTCTTCCTTCTGAAGTGTGCTTCGAAGGCGGTCTGCGAGTGTTGTAGTGGGTGTATCTAGAGCTCGAGCAGCGGAGAGAGGAGATGAGGGTGGTGCTTCAGGGCCAGTATCATCAATAATTGCGTATACATTTGGCTGAATAGGCTTAGCAATATCATAAAAGGAGTAGGATGACCGCGGCTTTGGATTCTTAATTGAGACTTTTGCCAAGGGTTTCTGTATGGATGGAGGAAGTTCTGGAAAGGGTGGAGTTTTAGGAATATGAATGATACTCTCGGGTTTTACTTCTGGCTTTAGAGGTGGAAGATTCAGAATCTCATCATCATCTTCATAAGCAAGGGCTGCAAACCGATTCGCACTCATAGATGCTTTTTACATGAATACTAACTCACAGTATGTTCAAATTTAGGTAGGGGAAAATTTGTTTTATGTAGGCGTAGTAAGAATAAGCAGAATGAATCTCGTCATCGTCGAATCACCCGCAAAGTGTCAGAAGATCCAAGGATTTCTCGGTCCAGGCTGGCGCGTCATTGCCTCTATGGGACATATCCGTGCCCTTGAAGAGGATTTGGCAGCTGTTGGTCTTGAGGCTGATTTTGAGCCGCGATTCCAATGGCTCAAGGAGAAAGGAAAGGCGATTGCTGGGCTCAAGGAGGCAGCGCAGGGTGTCACAAAGGTCTACCTAGCAGCAGATGATGACCGTGAAGGCGAGGCGATTGCATACTCTGTGGCACTTCTTCTAAAGCTACCTGTAGCTACGACAGCGCGTGCTGTATTTCATGAAATTACGGAGAAGGCTGTAAAGGCGGCTGTGGCGGCACCTCGCGTGCTCGATATGAATCGTGTAAATGCGCAGCAGGCGCGGGCTGTACTTGATATGATGATTGGCTATACAATTAGCCCACTTCTCTGGAAACATATTGCTCATGCTCTTAGTGCGGGTCGGTGCCAGACTCCTGCGCTGCGACTTGTCGTTGACCGTGAACGAGAGATTACAAACTTCAAGGTGAGTTCCTCTTGGCGAGTTAAGGGAGTCTGGTCAGACTTGCCTGCGGCGATGACAGAGGATCTTGAGGATGAGGACTCGGCCCAGAATTACTTGGAGAATATCTATAATGTTATGGAGGGAACTGTACAGAAGGCGGAGACTAGACCATGGACGGAGGCTGCACCACGACCGCTTATTACAAGTACACTTCAGCAGGAAGCAAGTGCACTCTTTAGCATGAATCCCAAGTTTACCATGCAGGCAGCGCAGCGGCTCTATGAGGCTGGACATATTACCTATATGAGAACAGATAAGGCTATGATTTCGGAAGAGGCAGTGGTCACGGCCCAGACCTGGGTTCGCGAGGCCTTTGGCATCGAATATATTGGTGCTGCTGTGGCGGCGCCGGCACCTGAAAAGAAGAAGAAGGCAAAGGTGGCAGAAATACCTGCTTTACCACAGGTACCCCAAGCACAAGAGGCACATGAAGCGATTCGCCCCACTCACTTTGAACTTACAGAGTTGCCGGCTACTGAAGACTGGTCCGCACCAGATCGCAAGGTTTATAAACTCATCTGGAATCGTGCGGTTCAGAGCGTTATGTCCACGTGTCGTGGCGATACTCGCAAACTCATCTTCAGAGCAAATGGAGACCCCTGTGAATTTGATTGGACGACTGCGGTCAAGCGCACAACCTTTCAGGGCTGGCGGCGCCTTGGCAATACGGCCAATCTAGATGAAGAGGAGGAGACGGCTGATGCTGAAGCTGAACTCTGGAAGAAGGTGAGCGGCATTGAGGCAGGAAGTGTGCTACGCTGGTCAAGTCTAGAAGCATATCCGCATGAGACAAAGGCAGCAGGTCGCTTTACAGAGGCGACTTTGGTCCGTGAACTAGAGAAGAAGGGCATTGGTCGTCCAAGCACCTTTGCTGCGCTCCTTGCGTCCATTCAAGACAAGAAGTATGTTGAAAAGGTGAATAAGCCTGCGCAGAAGGTTCAACGCACTCGGCACAAGCTTGTACCGAATCAATGGCCAGCTACTCGCGAGACCTTTGAGCAGAGCATTGGTGCGGAAAAGGATAAGCTGGGACCAACTTCACTTGGCGAACGAGTCATGGGATTCTGTGCCGATAAATTCAGCGATCTCTTTGATTATGGATTTACAGCACTTATGGAGACACGACTTGACAAGATTGCGGAAGGTCAAGAGGAATGGAAAAAGGTACTTCGTGATACATGGGCATCCTATAAGGAACGCTATGAAACTCTAAAGGCGGTGCCATCAGCGGTTGTCAATTCTGAGCGTCAGAAGGAGTTTGGCAATGGTTTGAAGGCAGTACAGTCCAAGAAGGGACCCTTGATTCTCATTGAAGACAAGGAGGATAAAGAGAATACGAAGTTCTATGGGTGGCCTGATGGAGTAAAGTGGGAGGACCTCAATGAAGAGATAGTACGAGCCTTTGTAGAAAAGAAGAAAGTCGAAATGGGTGGAGACTTGGTGGGGACCATTGATGGAAAGAAGGTTGAAAAGAAGAAGGGACCCTTTGGTGTCTATGTGGTCTGGGGAGACACTAAAGTGTCTATTGTTGGAACGGAGACCTTTGAAGAAATTGAGAAGAAGATTCGTGAAAAGGCTGGCGCAACACTTCATGTACTTGGCCCCTTTGAGTTCCGTAAGAGTCAGTATGGTATCTATATGTTCAAGAAAGATTTGAAAGATAAGAAGTTCGCAGGAGTTCCTGAAGGAATTGATATCAAAGGTCTTACCGAGGCAGAGGCAGTGAAGATTTATCAAGAGGGCTTGAAGAATAAGGCGAGAAACTTTACACC